TATAATATCAACAATTCACGTAATTGACTTTTTTAGACTGTCAAATCCAGAATGGTTAGCAATATCACTAGCAATTGGATTTGAGCTGGGAGCTGCCGCTTCCCTAGCTGCCTTGATTACCTTAGACAAAATGAATAAAACCATGGTATGGGCCCTATTCATTGTAATTACTGGGATGCAAATGCAGGGAAACATGTACTATGCATACACTCACATTGCAAATTACCAAGGTTGGGTAGAATTATTTAATATTGTAGAATGGGAACCTATTGCACAAAAAAGGTTACTTGCGGGTGTTTCAGGAGCAATCTTACCACTTGTAGCACTTGGGTTTATAAAATCATTGGTAGATTATATTAAACCAGAGGATGAAGTAACACCAACCCGGGTTGAAGACTTAAAAGTTGAACTAGTTCGTGAAGAGGTTAATGTAGAAGAGCAAGTTGAATCTTATGATGATTTGCAAGAAGAGACAAAAGATTGGGATGTTACCCTACAAGATGGACTGGAAGAGGAAGAGGAAATCGATGGCTTAGAAATGGGTCAAATTATTCCAAAAGAATCCGAGCCAATAGAAGTTGATATTATAAATGTGGAAGATGAGCCCGGATTAATAAACTCTACTGGTGCTCCGGAAACCATGAAAGTCTTTGACAAAAATACAAACACGTATGTGCCTACTAAAGAAAGATATGTATGCTAGCAGAAGTACTATTTGAAAAGGTAAAACTACCAAAACCATACATTAGCAAAAAACTGGAAGCAAATACGCTCAGAGCAGTTTTAGATTCAACACATCAAACTGCTTACAGACTCTATTTAATAGCAAATGGAGTTAAAGAACTTCAGAAATTTGCGTCAATTGAAAGCAATGAGTATATACTTACTGCAAATGTTGCAACTGAATGTGGATTTATCGGAGAGGCAAAGAATCAAATTTGGAATATAATTCATCTACAGCCCTTACTAAATAAAAAACCAAAGTTTATTGTACGATGTGAGTTATTACACTTAATGTCAAATAAGACCATCTATAGATGTGTATTTGAACATAAAAATCCTGAAGAGATTTACAATCAGGTACAAGAATGTATTGATAATTTAAAAAATATATTAGAATGAGAAATTTATTAAAAAGAGGAGACTCTGGCGAAGACGTTAAGTTGTTGCAAAAAGCCCTAAAGGTTAAAGTTGATGGAACTTTTGGACCTGGAACAGAATTGGCAGTTAAGAACTTTCAAGGGAGCCATGGATTGGCAATTGATGGACTTGTTGGACCAACGACACAGAAATTAATTTTTGGTGACGAACTTGAACAACATTTAGACAGTGAAGTTACATTAAGTCCTTTTGAGACCTATTATCTTGATAGAGATGAGTACCATCCAGGTCCTAACAAGCCAGAGTACTTATTCTTACACCACACGGCCGGAGGAGAGAATCCACTTGCAGTTGTAGACCAATGGAATGATGATACCCGAGGTAAGATTGCAACCGAATTTGTAATTGGAGGACCTTCAGTTAATGGTAAAAGTACAAAATACGATGGTGTAATTGTAAAATGTATGCCGGATGGAGGATATGCAGCCCACTTAGGAGATAATGGTTCTCAAAGTATGCATAATAATTCAGTTGGAATTGAAGTATGTAATTTTGGACCCTTAACGAAGGTTGGAACAATTTTTAAAACTTATGTTGGAACTATAGTTCATCCAAGCCAAGTATGCGACTTAGGATTCAAATTTAGAGGTTCACAATATTACCATAAATACTCAGATGCACAAATAGAGGCACTTAAGGAACTTATTCTATTCATCAAGCAGCGTAATGGTATTAATATTAAGAAGGGACTTATTGAATGGTTAACTACTAAAACGCCAGCCGAAGCATTTGAATTCAGTCAAGATGCATGGGCCGGAAAGGTAAAAGGGATGCTAACACATACAAACACAAGAAAGGACAAGAGTGACATGTCGCCGCAACCAGAGCTAATTAAAATGCTAAAATCACTATAGGCTGAAACAAACCCTAAAAATATTATATAATAATTTTAAATCAAAACAAACCAAAATGGCAAAATCAAGCGTACTAGACCAAAACCCAGAATCTGAAAGAGTATTCACAGAAGATTCAGTTTTATCAAATGAAGGACCTCAAGCAGAGGCTCCACAACCAACAAATACTGAGGAGGAAATCACTCCTATCTTCGACCAAATTGAAGGTATGACACCAGGAGGTGCAGTAAATGTATTAATCCAAGCTGCTCAAATGGCACAAAGCTCCGGAGCTCTTACATTAAGAGACTCAGTTATGGTTGCTGCTGCAATCACAGTTTTACAACCTGGTTCTATATAAGAACCAATTTTTAAAGCTTAAAGGTCTCCTTCGTACATGTAATTTTATTTTGTAGTTATCTTAAAATAGTTTGTCCAGGAGACCTTTTCTTGTGTTTCGAGGGATATATAATCTAACTACAAAATATTTTACAAATAATGTATATCTACAAGATAACTAACCTCATCAATAACAAAATCTATATTGGCCTATCTACAAAATCAGTAGAAGAATCAACTGACTATTATGGTTCTGGTCTGCAAATCAATAGTGCTTTAAAAAAGTATGGAAAAGATAATTTTATTAAAGAGATACTAGAGCAAGAAATAATTGATGAAGAAACATTATGTAATAGAGAAATTTATTGGATTAATTTTTTAAATCTAATAATAGAGAAATAGGATATAATATACACGAAGGTGGTAAATTCGGAGGTTGGAATAAAAACTTTAATAATCATCCAAATTGTGATGAAATACGTGCAAAACTTTCAAAGGCAGGAAAAGGAAGAATATTTTCAGAAGAATCTAAAGAAAAGATTAAACAATCAATGATTGGAAAGAATCTAGGAAATCAAAGTGCATTTAAAGGTAAGAAACATAGCAAAGAATCTTTAGAAAAAATTTCAAAAGCATTTAAAGGTAAGAAACATAGTAAAGAATCTTTAGAAAAAATTTCAAAAGCAGCGTCTGGAAGAATTTATAAAATAATTAAATGTCCACATTGTGATGTATCAGGCGGAATTCCAGCAATGATGCAACATCATTTTGATAATTGTCCAATAATAAAACCAAAAAAAATTATAATATGTTTACATTGTAATAAAGAAGGAAATAATCCCGGACTTATGAAACGATATCATTTTGATAATTGTAAACATATAAGAATCTGTCCGGATTAGATTTTTAGGAGACCTTAAGCAATTAAGGTCTTTTTTGTTTTTAAATTGTTAATAAATATAATGAAACAAATAGGACCAAACCTATATAAATTATAAATCTAAAGAATGGACACAATTAAAACATCCGTTAAAGAATTCTTAAGCTGCTTCAAACAATTCAAATTTAATGTAATCAATAAAGAAAAGTCTACTGAACCTGCCAAGGTTAATAGAGACACCGAATCTTACAAGCAATCTGATTCACATTTATATAGAATGTTACAAGCCGCAAAAAAGGAATTATCTGCCGCTAGAAAACTATGTAAACATGGTAAGATTACTACGGATGAGCTTTTTGATTATGAATGGAGAGTTACTGAATTGGAGCAAGAAATTAAGGACTTAAAAGATTTTACCGATAACGAGAACGTTTAATTTTTAAAACATATATAATGGTTAACAAAATCAAGGCAATCTTTGCCGCAATCGGCTCTATTGGAGTCCTAATGTTTGGGGTTAGTTGCATCCTATGGCTTTTTACAAACTACCCAGGTCCTACAGTTGAATTCTGTATTGTCTCATGGTTTGCATATTGGGGATATAGAGCATACAAATTCTTTCTAAATTATTTTAACAACGAGTCTAAAAACGAGCAAATCAATAGTTAAGATGGAACTAAATAAAAAATATATTGAATTTATGCTAGACAATGTTATAGGTTCTAGCATAAGGGTTCAATTGCCAAAACCAGTATCGGATGGAAAAATTGTATGGGTTAAACTTGGCCCTGTAGTTTACATGAATGTTGACCTGGAAGTAGTTGAAAAATACAGTCGCTCAGTTCTTTTCAAATTGAAATTTGACAAATATGAAATTGAGGAGTTGATATTCCTTCCTGTAGAATCGGCTCCAATGAGCATCAAATCAAAGTTAATTAATAAGATTGAGAAATTGGTTTGTAAAACATTTCTTGAAGATGGAAGACGTGATGATATTGTAAAAATGTACGAAGACAAAAAGGCAATGATGTTTACAGGAATTGAAAAACTAGTTACAAAAGCCAGCACTAAATATGCCGATATTAAACATTGTTCACGCTTGGGTCTCCTAAACTTTGAAGGTGACCTTTTTAGAGCCTATGATTTAATGGATGGTAGATTTACAATTGTGAACGAAAAGCACAAAGATGTAACCACTACGGATGCCCATGGAATCTTAGAGTACATGGAAAGCCCAGGAAAACCAATTGTAAATTATGATGGAAAGACTTGGATTATACCGGAACAACATCAGAATGCCAGACCAACCAAGGATGCTCTTTACAAATTTCTTAAGTTAGAACTTCTAGTAAAATAAAAATGAACAAACTAGACAAACAATACACTGACCTCTTGCAAACCATATTAGAACATGGAATTGATAAGAAGGACCGAACTGGTACAGGAACAAGAAGTATTTTTGGTTATACTATCCGACATAATATGAAGGATGGGTTTCCACTTCTTACAACCAAGAAGATGCCATTCAAAACAATTGTAACAGAACTTCTTTGGTTCTTACGAGGTGATACAAACATTAAATACCTTGTCGATAACAATTGTCACATTTGGGATGGTGATGCGTATAAACGATATGAGAATAGTTATGCCGCTTGGGTTGTAAATTCTTCGTGGTCAAATAATGCTGAGCCTTGGGATATGGAAAACTTTATTCGACTAATAAAAGAAGACGAAAGGTTTTGTTCTATATTTGGTGATTTAGGTCCAATCTATGGTAAACAATGGAGAAATCGGGATGGTTATCATAATGCAATTGGTGAAGATAATAGATTCATAAAAAATATGAATGGTATAGACCAAATCCAAAATCTAATCAACGACCTTAAAACAAATCCAGACTCAAGACGATTAATGGTTAATGCTTGGAATGTTGGAGAATTAGACCAAATGGTTCTTCCACCTTGTCATTACGGAT